CTGCGGAGCCGGTTAACAGAAACGGAGAGACACCATGAGCGATGCAGCAGAGCGTCGTTTCACGTCGGTCCCGGTGGAGATCCGCGCCGGTTCCGACAAGCGAACCATCGGCGGGTACGCCGCGAAATTCGAGCGGATGTCGCAGAACCTTGGCGGGTTCGTGGAGCGCATCGCCCCCGGGTTCTTCAACAAGTCGAGGGGTGATGGGTGGCCGGGTGTGCTCGCCCGGTACAACCACGACGACAACATGGTCCTCGGAACCATCGGCGGCGGCACTCTCCGCCTGGGTGTCGACGAGATCGGGCTCACGTACGACGTGGACCTCCCCGCAGCTCGCGGGGACGTGTTCGAGCTCGTGCAGCGTGGGGACGTGAGGCAGTCGTCGTTCGCGTTCGTCGCGTACGAGGACGACTGGGCGACCAGCGACCAGGGGTTCCCGCTGCGCACGCTCGTGTCGGGCCGGCTGATGGATGTGGCACCGGTGAACACGCCCGCGTACGAGGACACGTCCGTCGGGGCTCGTTCCATCGATGCGGCTCTCGCGTCGCTGGCGAGGAAGTTCGACACGGACCTCGCCGAGGTGCGGAAGATGGCGGCGTCGGACGAGCTCACGAAGTTCTTCCGGCGCACCGACCAGCCGGCCGCTGATGTGAAGCGTTCCGCGCAGGCGGCGCTCGCAAGGGCGATCAGCCTGCAGTAACCGAAGACCACCACGGACCACGGGCAGGGCGACCCCACCCGTCTACGCGGTTCAGTAACAACGCAATCCGGCAGGGCGACCCCCACCGGGACTCATCACACATGAATCCCGGAAAGGGGAACAACCATGTCCAAGTCCATTGCGGACACTCTGATGGAGCGGCGAGCCGCTCTCATCAACCAGGCCCAGGAGGTCGCCACGAATGGCGTCACCGAGGGCCGCGACCTCACGGTCGAGGAGCAGTCGAAGTTCGACGGCATGATCGCTGAGGCTCAGGCGCTCGGCAAGCGTGCCGCCGAGATCGCCGAGGGCGAGACCCGCTCGCGTGAGCTCGAGGAATCGTTCCGGAACGTCACCGGGAAGGATCCGGAGCAGCGCGGCGGTCAGGTCGACGGCGCGTTCGGGAAGTGGATGCGTGAGGCCCGAGTCGGTGACGGCTTCGACCTCCAGGCCGTGTCCGGTGCGGAGCGTCGAGCGGTCATCACCCGTGGGCGGGACGTGGAGAAGCGCGCCATGTCCGCATCCGGCGGTGTCGCACAGGACGGTGTGTACGGCACCCTCTGGGAGTACGCGGTCGCTGCATCGCAGATCCTCCAGACGGGCGTCGACATCATCAACACTGCGGACGGCAACACTCTGCCGTTCCCGGTGGCGACGGTGCACCCGACGACGGGTGCGGCTCTGGCTGCATCGGCGGCGCTGACGAACTCGGACGCCACGATCACCACGGTCAACTCGACGGTCGCGAAGCACGCGTTCATCACGCTGGTTCCGAGCGAGCTCGTGTCGGACGCCACGTTCGACGTCGAGGGTTACATCGCCCGCGCCGCGGGTCGTGCGCTCGGCAGCCGGATCAGCCTGATCGCGGCCACGGCTGCGATCGCCGGGTTCACCGTCGCCGGTGCGACTGGCCCCGTCGGCACCACGGTGTCGCTCGGCGCGCAGAACACGGTCGGCATGGGTTCGGATCTCCTCGTGGACGTGTTCCATTCGGTGCTCCCCGAATACCGTTCGTCGGCTGCGTGGCTGCTCGCGGACCCGACCGCGGCGATCGTGCGGAAGCTGAAGGCGTCGACCGGTGAGCCGGTCTGGCAGCCTTCGCTGACCGCGGGTGACCCGGACCTGATCATCGGCAAGCCGGTGCTCATCAGCCCGGACCTCCCGTCGCCTGCCGCGAACGCGAAGAGCATCTACTTCGGTGACTGGTCGGCACTGAAGGTGCGCATCGCGGGTGGTCTGCGGTTCGAGCGGTCCAGCGAGTTCGCGTTCGGCAACGACCAGATCGCGTTCCGCGCGATCGTTCGTGCCGGTTCCGTCGCACTCGACCCGAACGCTGTGAAGTTCTTCGCTCACAGCGCCACCTGAGTCCTCGTGTGGGGTGCCCGTTTCTCGCGGGCACCCCACCCAATACTGAACGACCGCAAGACCTAGCACGAAAAACGCAAGACCAATGAACGGAGAGCAAGACCATGACCGAACTAAATCCCATGGATATCGAACTCAAGAACACTGCGCTCGAAGAACTGGGCGCACGGGTGCGGACCCTCACGAAGCGGATCGCGCGGCGTGAAGAGGAAGTGAAGGACACCCAAAGACTCGTGGACGAAGGCCTCGCCGCAATCGTAGAGATGAAGCGACTCCGGAACGAATACGACCAAGTAATGAATCATTTCATCGCGACGGCGCTGACTACGACGAAGGGAATCAGCGGATGAAGATCCGAATCAAGGCCGGGCTGACCGGCCTCTACAACGGGCGCGTTTGGCCCGAAGTGGGCGAAACGACCGACGTCCCCGACGTCGTCGCGGTGGGCCTGGTGAGCGGCGGCTTCGCCGAGGCGGTCACTACCGCGAAGGTCGAAACGGCCACGCCCGACACCACAAAGGTCGAGAAGCGCGGGCCGGGACGCCCGCCGAAGCCGAAGGCTGACACCACGAAGGACGTGTGACATGACGACCGTCGACATCGGCACCACCACGACTGTCTCGTGGACGAACGCGCAGGCGTCGGCGGCTCTCACGGTCACAGCACCGGACGGGACGACGACGACGCCGACGGTCACGACCGCGTCGGGGAAGCACACCGCACCGGTTCCGACCGTGCAGGCGGGCCGGCATCTGCTGTCGTGGGCGGCTCCCGCGGCGGGACCGACGACGAAGTTCGTCGACATCCTCGACGTGTGGCCTGTGGACCCGCGGTTCCTGGTCAGCATGGACGAAGCCGCGGCGGCGCTCCGTTGGCGGGCCGCGGACATCGCAGCCCGCGGGGATGACCTGCGCCTGTACAACGCCGCCGCAACTGAGGTGATCGAGGATATCGCCGGCGCGGTGCTGGTGCGCACGGTCGAGCAGTTCGCTGACGGCGGCGACGCTGCCGTGTTGCTGTGGCATCTGCCGTCGGAGATCACGTCGGTGACTGTCGACGGGGTCGCGGCGGTCGGGTGGATCGCGGACCTCAGCGCCGCGGTCGTCTACGCTGGCCCCGGCGTGCGGTTCGCGTCCGGCAGGCAGAACGTGAAGATCACGTACGAGGTCGGGTCTGCGGACATTCCCCCGTCGATTCGGGCCGCGGTGCGGATCCTCCTGCGCCACATGACGACCGTCGATCAGGCACCCGTGCCGATCAGCGGCAACCCCGTCAATCAGGCATCCGAGACAGCGCCAACCCCCTCAGGGTTCATGGTGCCTCGCCGGGTGCTCGAGCTGGTCGAGAACCGTCGCACCCTGCCGGGGCTCGCATGAACGCGATCTCCACTGTCGCGCACCAGTTCAAGGGTGCCGTGTACGACGCTGCCGCGACGCTGTGGGCGACCACGCACCCGTCGATGCTCGTGTCGTACGGGCCGCCCGGGTCGAACGTGCCCGATGACGTGTTCATGGTCCTTGGGATCGAATCGAACCTCGAGCCGGCCGCGATCGGCCCGCAGCGTCAACGTGAGGAGACTCTCACGCTGGAGACGCAGTTCTGGATCTTCCGCCCTGGCGTGGAGGGTGCGGAGCGGGACGCGAATGACTTCCTGTACGCGCGTCTCGGTGAGCTCGAGCAGTATCTCCGGTTCACCGACACCACGCTGGGCGGGCTGGTGCGTGAATGCAAGCTCGCCCGGCACCGTTCCGACACGATCGAGGCCGAGCGTGCCGCTGTTGAAGGCGTCGGCCGGCTCGCGGTCGCGATCGCCGAGTTCGAAGCCAAAGTCCGCATCCGTCAAACCCCGTAGGAGCACGTCATGGTGAAGCTCATCCACAAGTCGCCTCAGGGTGCGCTGCAGATCGTCGGCGTGCCCGGGGACATCCCGCCCGGTGAACCGTTCGAGGTCACCGACGAGCAGTCCGAGGGTCTGCTCATCCAGTCCGACCTGTACGAGCTCGCACCGAAGGAGAAGAAGGCATGACGACGCAACAGGATGTCTCGATCGGTCTGAAGGAAGAGTCCGTGTTCGGCACCCCCGTGGTGGTGGACGCGTTCTACGAGTTCCTGTCGGAGGATTTCGCGTGGACACCTGAGTTCACTGAGGGTTCCGCGATGCGGTACGGGAAGCGTGTGCAGACCGCTGCCCGGCGTGTGCTGAAGAAGGAGTCCACGGACGGCACCCTCGAGGTGGAGGCGACTACGAAGCTCCTGGGGAAGCTGTTCAAGGCGGCTCTCGGTGTGGGCACCTCGATGCTGATCTCAGGGTCGGCGTACCAGCAGCTGTTCACGCCTGCGGTCACGGACCCGATGCCGTCGTACACGATCCAGAAGGGCATCCCCCTCGTCGGTGGCGGTGCAGCGCAGCCGCAGACGATGAACGGCATGGTGTGCTCCGGGTTCGAGCTGTCGGCGGGCTCAGACGGCGCGGTGTCGCTGAAGTTCCCCTTCATGGGCCGCGGCGTGGACACGTCTACCGGTTGGGCGACGCCGTCGTATCCGGCCGCGTATGAGCAGTTCGATATGACGGCCGCGACGATCAAGGCCGGCGTGG